CCGCTAATGGCTTCACTAGGCTTAATCCCTAGACCGTTTATCGTATTAAGGTACGGCTGTACTACCCGTTCCATCTCATCAGCGTACTGAGCCTTACTTATAAGCGGCTCGACACCAGCCCGCATCTGCTCTTCCCGCTGCCATGCGTATTCTTGTAGTTTTGGCGATGCTGCTGCCCACTCCTCGTGGTAGTCCTTCTTCCATGATGCAGGCGCTCTTTGCCATACCGGAGGCTCTTCTACTACTTCTGGAGCTTCTACAGGTATTGTTGGCGCGTACTTGCCATCAGCACTGCGTACTCTCTCAGCCTTTGGCTCTGTCTCTAATTCATCAAACTGCTGTGCTAGTAGTTCTTTCCTGTCTATTACGTTTGTATCAGGTACTGACTCTGGCATATCCATTTATTTCTCCCTGTGGGGGTTATTGGTAAACCTTTGGTTATCTCGCATCCGATCCATTAGCTTGTTAGCTTGGGAATGCGACATATTTGCTAATTGTGCGCTTAATACTTCTCTGCGTGTATCTTTTACAACAGGTGCGCGGCTTGTCATAGTCTCGTTACCGACCTCAAAGCAGTTATGCTTCCTTAGATGCTCACGGTGCATAGCCCTACCAGTAATCATTGTGCCATCTGCCATAGACTTATAAGGAGCTATGTCAGGCATGATGTAGACCTTAGCATCATATTGCTCTGCGCCTACCTCTACAGCTTCTCCGTCTATATATACCCAAGATTGTCTCATGCTTGCCCCAGAACAATAGCTACTTCAGTATTAGCGGCCTCTTCTGCCTCACGCACCTTGTCTACCTGTGCTTTTGCGCCTATCTCTGCGACCATGATGCGAGTAGATGAGTCTAGTTGTGCTTTGTAGCGATTAAACTGATCTAGGTATTGTAGCTCCTGCATCTTCATCTGTTGGCGCATCTGCTCTAGCTGTGCGTCTGCCTGTAGCTTCATCTGCTCGATCTGCATATCTGCCTGTACTCGTGCCTGTTGAGCCTGTACGTCAATCTGAGCCTTCATCTGTGCAGCCTGTGCATCTGCTTGCATCTTCATCTGGTCAGACTGTTGCTGTGCTTGCATTTTCATTTGCTCAGGGTCAGGCTGCGGCTGTTTAGGCTGCTGTGATGCTGCCTTCATCTGTTCCAGTGCGGCATCCAGAGTACCCTCGATAGGTTCTGCTTGCTTAAACGCTCCGATACCGAACTTCATGACCTCTACCAGCATTGGTATCATCTCAGGTGACTCACGGCCTACAGGTAAGGCTTGGCCTAAGAAGCCGCCGAACGCCTGTAGGAACTCCATACGATTACGCTTGTTCTGATCTTCATCCAACTGCACCAGACTGTCAGCCTCTACGTCAATTCTAAAGTTAGCTAGTGGCGAGTCTTTAAGAAGCTCTATAGCCTGTGGTATCAACTGCTGATCTGCCTCAGGCATCTGTTGTGCAGAAGCATACTGCAATAGAGTCTGTGGCTGGAACTTGGTACACATGATCTGCGCCTTGAGCTTAATCAGGCTAGACGCAAACAATGCTACCTCTTCCTGCATTGCTCTTAATCTAAGCCCGGCATACTGGCCCTTGATCTGTTGTGCAGTTGCAGTCTCGCTTGCACTGGTCTGACCACGAATAATGTCAGATATACCAGTAATCTCGTAAATCTGGCTCTTTATGTCCTCTCTTGCCCGGTAGCAGTTGATGAGCGTAGCAGCTATGACATCTAGCGGTAGGATGTCGATACTACCCTTCAGCCCACCCTTCTCACTGAATGCCATCCACTTATCCACAGGTATCAGCGTATTATTGTCTCCCTCTGTCAGTAGACGTTGTAGCGTTGGCTGGCTTGCGTCATATACTCCTCGTACCCTTAGAGCCTTGACCAGACCGTCAATTCTGTCGCTCAGAATGTCCAGCTCTGTAGCCTGATCTTGATACAGCACAAAGTCAGGTACAGGCACTAGAGAATCAGAGGTTAAAGTAGCGTACAAAGGCTTGCCACAAGGGAAAAAGCCTTCTACCTCGATGGGGTCATCACGCTCGTCTATGATGTAGTTGCTGTTCTTGCTAAACCAGTAGACCTTGCCGCTTTCCTTATCCCATAGCTCACATATCTTAGCGCGTGTATGCTCTTTGCTAGACTGACCGTAGGAAGTTAGTGTCTGTGGGCCACTGTCTAGAGGTATCTTCTTTGCAGACTCATCTCCAAAACGCTCTATAAGCGCCTCGCGCGTCATGTAAGCCCAGCGCCATACTACCGTAACCTCTTCCCATGTCCTCGCTACTGAGTGACCAAAGTCCTTCCAGTGAACGTAGTCTGTAGGAGCGCATTCGTACTCGATCTCTTCATAGGTTTCTGGGGTGTCACCTTTCGTTACATCCTTTTCATCAGCGTCCTCGGTGATCTGTAGCCCATCCTCTGGCATATCACGCTCAATTAGATGCGGCTCGTACCGTACCCATGCGACACCGCGACCACCAAGAAAGCGATCCTGCACCGCATTCTTCATGGTTGCCCGGAAGTCTGGATAATGCTCAATCTCGTAGTCAATAGCCCTCTGAATGATCTGTGATGCTACGCGGCCTACTTGGTCATTGTCTCCAAACCTTCTCGATACGTCAGCCATAGGCAGCTTAGAATAGACCGCTGGGATTAAGGTCTGTACGTTTGACCAGAGAATATTAAACTTTGCAGTCTCGTTAGAGTTCTGGCTGCGGTTGTCATCTCTGTAGCGTTTGACGATCTTTGCAGAACGAGCTTCCCACTTCTTGTACTCGTTGTCGTATGCGCCGATTACGTTCAGATACTTCTCGATTGGAGTTTCGGTCATTTTCTTAATTCCTATAAATGGTGCTATAATACATCTTCATCTACAGAGAGATCATCATGGATAAAAACCAAATCCAGTATGAGAGTTTAATGGTAATGATAGAAGCCGCTGTTGAAAGCGCACAACCATTTCCCGGTCAATTCTCAACCAAAACCGAATGGCTAATAGATGATGTGTCTAAGGTTTTAAGAGAACTCTTAGAGTTGCCACCTATTTAGCCTTTGGGTTCTTCTCCATCCATCCCATTACGCTATCCAACCACTCTTGATTGGCAACTTGTCCGGGGTGACCTAGCTGGAACGATCTAGGGTCACTAGATTCGGGTTTACCAGCAGCCCTTCTCTCATTATAAAATGATGGATACATAACGCTTCTTGGTGGCTGTGCAGCAAACCCGCCAATATAATTACCTGCTAATTGCGTGTTATAAGATGTATGCGCCGGAGATGCTGGGTCTGTAATTATACTTCCGGCAGGATTCATCTTTGCTATTGTGAAGCCCGAAGAGTGCAAAGGAGCGTCCATAAGACCGGGTTCAGATATTGCTGCTCTTGTCGTTGCTAGATCAGGAAATCCTGCATTTGAGTGCTGCTTTAATCCCATCTCAGCAACAAAAGCATGGCGTAGAGCGCCATTGTCATTAAGCATATCGCGTGTTTCTGGATGCGCTAATCCCTTAAACTCTGGCCTAACCGCCTTAACATTTCTATCAAATTCATTTGCAGCTTTCTTAGTAATCTTGCTATTAGCGATCTGCTCTAATAGGCTGTTAGCCATCATTGTTGAGAAGTCACCGCTGGTATGGCCCATTGATACATGAGGCATATACACATCTCTACCACCTTGAGCAGCATCTCTTATCTGGCTTGCTAGACTTGATGCAGCGCCTTTGTCAGCAGCCCATGCAGAGCCATATGGCGCATGGGTTCTCATGAAGTCAGCGCCACCCTCTAACTGAACTGGATTAGCTAATTTTGTATCGCCGATATGTGTTAACAATGAGCCAGCAGCCGTTCTATCTCCTACCGCTGGCACTATGTAACCTCCATACAAATCTTCTGGGGAGATTTCGCGTCTTGCAACCATTGGAGTGTTTGCTACGCGAGTTGATGTCATCTCTGAAATTGGCTTAACTAGCTTTGTTCCACCACCGATAGGGTGATATAAACCTTCTGCTATATTTTGATCTTTACTAGACCTAATGCTCATTCTAGGATCAAGCGCAGCCCTGCCGATACCAGTACCCGTCTCGATCTGTCTAGCGCCCTCTCTCAGTGCAGCCTTACCTAGACTCTTAGCAACAGGCCGCATTGCCCCGCCTAACGCAACAGTATCAACCACTTCTGGTCTTAGCGTTGTAGTCTGTCCTCTGCCTGTAGTTATGCGCCCACCGTAGCTTAGATCGTCTAGCAGTCTGTTAACGTTCCTTAGCGGCAGCAGATCACCACCACGCATACCGCCAAATAATGGATCGCGCTCAGGTACTACATATCTGTCGGCTTGATCTGATAAATAGCCAGCAGCGTCAGCAACAGCGCCAAGAAACC